ATTCATATTTTGCTTTATGAGAATAGCCTAATGGATTATCAATTCTTACTATGTTCCCTAAACTTTCAAGGATTTCTTTACCATCTTTAAAAGTCCAGTGTCCGTTTTGAATTATGTTTTTAACAAACTCTTTATATGATTCATTTATGCTGTACATTGTCTGCAAACTCCTTTATCGCATGAGCAGAATCACTTATAAAAGCATCATACTCAATCACTATATCAAAATTATCATCACAATATATTTCTCCACTTCTACAAGAGCAAACATCAGGTTTTGCAATTCTAACAGTAATAATGGAATCTTCCGGACAATTATTCAATAATTGTGTTAAACCATCATCATCATCAAGAATCAACACATTAAAACCAGTTTCACTCATCATTTCCTTGAAATATACATAGATTTCATCATGAACATATGTAGATACTAAAGGAACATTTTCTCCCATTAACACTCTCATTTTATCTGCTTTCACATAAGGAGTATTCCAAATACGACTATGCTCCTCATCAGTAGTATACGGTTCAATATACTCAAAACCATCATAAACACTTAATGCCTGAGCCAACACATCCTTACCAGTGTGTTCACCACCATTTATCACTAAAAATTTCATTTAATTCCTCCCAACTTAATAATTTATCAAAAGCAACATGTAAGAAGACACCAACATCTTCCAACCTGTCCTCTTTATATTCTTCTTTTTTTTCTTCCTCTTCTTTTTCCTCTGCAATCATATACAAAATCTGAGGGTCATGTCGGTCAGGGTCAAGATACCCAACTCCATGATCACTATAACCAATCATTTTTACTGCTCCAGTATTGGTGCTATTAAAGTAGTTAGTTCAACATCATTATTCTCAAATTTAAATATTGCTGGATAGTCATTGTCAAATTTGAGTTTAACTTCATTTGAAATGTCTGGGAAGTTTATAACATCTTTAAAATTATTTATATTATATGTTGCTCTCCCATCATTATTTGTTTCTCCTAACTCTGCACATTCAACCGCTCCTTTATAATCATTTAATCCATAGAATTTTAAATCATTATCCTCGCTTGTTAAAATTACCACTGGACTTGCCATTAAATCCAAATCTTTTAAGGAATCAAGCAAAAAATCTAAATTAACAGTTGATTCTATGTTTAAATCAAAGGAGGGTAATTCTCGAAAAGTATCATATTCATCAAGTAAACTGATAGTGAAATTCCTCCTCCGATCCCCATTAATAATAATATGCAGTTTATATGAGTCCACATCAAATATTATGCTTTCTCCATGCTTTACTGTTTTTAAAATTTTAAACAAATCACTTGGAACTATTCTAATAGCTTCATTGTCTGCTACTTCAAATAATTCAAAGTAACTTCTTTTAAAAAACACTTCAAACATTGTAGTCATGGATTTGGAAGCAACTTGACATTTTAAACCATCTTCAGAAGCAATGAATGTTATTTCATCAGCAACATTACTAACTCCTTTTAAAAAATTAGTTAAAGCTGAAAATTCATATAATGAAAACTTCATTATTTCACCTCATCCAAATAATAATTTTTACTATTGATTGAACCATTATTTGTGACTTCTAATCTTTGAAATCCACATAAACTCATGTCTTTACCTTGATTATGTGCATAACTATTCTCATAATTTAGGAAATGTCCAGTAAAACAATAATACCTTCTTTTACCACCATTATAATCACGAATATATTTACTACTAAATTCGCTAAAATGATTATGCCCCATCATACATAAATCTGCATGAATACTACTCATATCCTGTATAAAACCTCTCATTGCTAATTGGGGACTTTTACTGAATCGAGTACCATGCTTTCCATAAACAATTAAATCTTTACCATTGATTTCTAATTTATCAAAGAAATCATTACTTGTATACTCTGCACTCAATCTTTCAGCTATAATTTTAGTCACATCAAGATTAAAATCTTTCTTTGTTCTTCTTTCATGATTTCCAGTTGCACAAAACCGAACATACTTCCTGTGTGGTCTGAATAAATCAATAACTTGTTGCACAGAATCCTCTGTACTCATAGAACTGTCAAATGCACCAATTCGTGAAGAATGATTGTCAATCAAATCCCCTAACAAGTAAATGCATTTGTTTTTACTTGTTTCTCTGAATGTTTTATCCCAAAATTTAAAAAATTCATTATTGAATTTCTCATGACCTAAATGCAAGTCACTGACTGGGAATATGTAAAATTTACCTTTAGCCACACTCACTTTCTCCTAAACAACAATTTACCTAACCAATTTAACTCAAACTGGTCTTTCCAATCTTCCAATAATCTAACACGATTATGTAGTTCAGTTACTTCTTCTCGTATTGTTTGTCTTTTATCCTCAAACACTACTTCATCATCTTCAAAACGTTTAATAAAGTTCCTAATAGTTGAAGCACTTACTTTTGTAGAATAAAAACTTTCAGCTTCATAAATCTCTTGAGGAGAATAACCTAAGGCATGAGATTGAATAATTCTTTCAGCTTCACGTATTGTTAGCCAGTATCTCTTCCCTTTGTTATTTTCATTCTTAAAACATTCCTCTTCTTCGTTCCAAATCAATTTCATCTTCAATAACCTCTTTAATTATCGCTGGGGAGATAGGTTCACAGAAACCTCCAATACTTTTGATTATCTCCCCATTATTCAATATCCACCATTTCCCATTAATATACTCCACTTCATAAACCATCTAACCAATTTCTCCAATTATTTTATCAGCAGTTTTCGAACCAATACCATTGATTCCCACCAAATCCTCTTTAGTAACCTCCAATAAATCTCTCAAACTTTCTAATCGCAAATGCTCCTTAATAAGAATCGCTTTCTTCGTACTAATAGTATCAATACAACATAAGAATGTTCCCACACTATCGCTCATCTTACAGACTGGTTTTTCGATAGGTTCATGCTTATCTTTTGCTAAAATATTCTTTGCAAGATAAGTCATAATAGTGAATGCTTGATTCTTATTTTCAACCATTATTACTTTATCATGCTCTAACAATGTTGCCAAAGCACCTAACAAGTTTTTCATAGTAAACTCCTTTAAAGAAGTTTTTTTCCTAATAAAATACTGGTTTTTTAAGTACTGATACACATTACCTACAATGATAATATAACTAAAAGGATATTGCCTCATTCTTTGAGTTTGTTTGAAAATCCTCCTGTCCATTATACTGGACACAAAATCGGAAGGTGTTTTCCATTCAAATACTAATTTATCGTTGAATAAGTAATCTCCAACCGGCAATCTTGTTTGTTTTGTCTGCACATCATTCTCATTAAAGAACTTCATTGCTGATTCAATTCTTTTACTGTCTTCACGATCATCTATTTTACAGCAGAAGTTCATATTATCCTCCCATTTTCATCGAATTCTACAAGCCCTTTTTTCCTTAAAGTCCATATATTTCCTTTTTCTCCACAGGCACTGCAACTAAACCATTCTTTAGTTATTAATAAACTTGGTTTGTTGTCATTATGCCATGGGCATTTCATATAACCATATCCTCGGTCATATACTTTAATTTCTTCTCCAGTTACCTGTGGCAGGACTTCTCGTAAGTCATTTGCTTGAATTGGGTCTGATAACCCATCAATTTTTAACTTTTTAATTCTCCTTTTTTTATTTAATTCAACTATTTCGCACTTACTATGTGCATATCTTAATGCTCTATGTTGCTTTTCAGTAGGTTCTTGCATTTTCTTAAAAGAACCTTCAATTATTCTACAAGTTTTATGTGAACTTGGATGTTTACTGCCAATTAAACGAATATTTCCAGTCAAGCCTGCATTAGTATTCACATCATCTAATGTAGATAATTCAAGATGTGACTCTTGCAAACTTGTTGAAAATATCAGACAATGAACAAACTCTGAAAAAAATTTATTCCAATCATTAATTCCTCTTTGCTCATCTTCAGCATTAGCAAACAAAACTGGACTTATTTGAATGTAGAGATGATATCCTTTATTCCCAGACTCAACAATAACACAATTATGCCCTTCCAAGGTTAATTTATTCTTTAGCCTTTCAACATCCTGAAAAGCAACAGCAATATCTTCAGAATCAAAATCAAGAATAATACATTCCACCATCCTATTTTTAGGGTATTTCGTAATGTAAATATCCGAATTATCATCCTGATTTTGCAATGTTTTCTCAAATATTTTGCTGTTCCAATTTTTTCGTTGTTCAGCATAATCCTTATCACGATGCCTAATCGTGATTGTATGTTGCTTGTCTTTGAATAATTGACTATAATTCATCTGCAACACCATCCAAATAAGGTAAATCATTAACAATCGGTTCAACAGTTTCAAATAATGATTTTTTAGATGCAGTATCATTTTTAAGGAAATCTAATAATTCATCAGAATTATCCGGATATGTAACTGTAAACAATTTAATTGCTTTATCCAAAGCAGATTGCTTAAATTCGGGTATAACCTCCTCAACTGGTTTATCCATACCAGTATTCAAAGCATACACATTCATATTCCCATGAGTAGATTTCCCCACTTTTACAAGAATCCCTTCATTATATAATGCTTGTAAACGATTACTTGCTTGTTTAGCACCACTTTTACGGAACCATTGCTTGTTCCTATGCTTTTTCTTCAAAGATTCGACACTAAAAAGATAATCTTTTAAAAAAGCATTATCTTCATCAATCTTTGAATTATATGCGAAGTTATCGTAGTCTTTTGAATCAGTGTCTAAAGAATCAAGTATCCATTCTCTCACATCTGCATCAAAATCCTCGTTACTTAAAGTGGGTTGTTGAACTATCTCATATGATTCAATCAAGCCATTTGCAAATTTTATTTCATCTGGCAAAAGATTTGATGAGGTGAATATGTTTAATGCATTAACATTGTCTTGCTTACTTGCAATCACAATAGGTGTTTGTTTCTTTGCAAATTGACTGTCAACATATATTTCATGAGATAACTCAAAAGGATGATGCAAACAAGTTACAATCTTCAAGATAGCTTCGTACTCTTGAATTTTCCTTGTAAAATCATCATGATTCTTCAAATGCTCCTCAATAGTGAACATGTAAGGATTGAAAAAATCCTTATCCTCAACACAATAATTGAAAGCAAAACCTTGAACACTCCTCGTAATATGTTTTATTAAGTTTAAAGAAGTGTAAAATTTTCCTGGTGCTTCCTGAACACTATTGAAAATCATTAATTTTTCAGAGTCTAAAATTTGAGGTGTTAAAATAATTGACCTTGACTTTTCTTGATCATTAATTAACTCCTCATTCGCAGTTGTATATGACAAGCAAGGATTACCAGTTACAAACTGATCTTCTTCTTCCATACTGTCTTTATCAACAATACCTCTTTTCTTATACCCGTCAGTAGTCAACTCTTTCAAGGTATCTCTCAATTCTATAGTATTGTTATTGTCAAAATCTCCACCTAAATCCCCCATAAAGAAGATGTGTCCGCTTAAATCTTTTCCATTGTATTTTCTGAAGAAATAAGCAACACTATCAACTCCTTTATGAACTCTTTCTTCAGGTATCATTGATAATGCATTTTCTAGCATGAATGATTTTCCAGAGGCTTGATTTCCAACTGCAATCACATTTGTTGCTTTTATGCCTGTGTAAGTTTGGAAATATCCAAAAAAAGCATTAATAATCTCCCTTGGATTCCCCACACCTAAACAATGACTTGTTGCAACTATTAACTCTAAAGGAGTCATATTATACTCTGCACAGTAAGCATTGAATGATGCTTCAAGAGTATCATATTTCTCCTGAATCTCTTTCTCCTTTTTCTGCTCTTCCTGAAAATCTTGTTGAGCAGTACTCTCCATATTAGCTTCCAATTCATTTTTTAACTGGATTAAATGTTTTCCTGCTCTGTCTTCAAGAATTGCAGAGTTCACATAACTTACATCACCTAACTCTTCAATTAATTCTTTTTTTGCTTGTTGAGTTGCGTATTTTTTCAAATACTGATGTAACTCACCTCCACCTACTTCTGTAGGTGAGGATTTACTATGAGCAACAATAGACACTCCATCATCGGTTTTTTCCTCATACCGATATGGTTTATCTTTTTTTTCAGTAGATACACATCTTAACTGCATATCCGCAATTGTCACCCATGTCATTTTTATTCAACCGCTTCAGGTGCTTCTCCGTTCTCACAAATCATAAAACTGTATGGTTTGATTCCGTCCATCTTTCCAGAATTACCATATTTCGCGGTAAACTCTAATCCTTCAAGATAATACTTCATTTCTGAAGCAGTTAAATTAATCCATTTTTTATCAGGAACTTCCACTCCATGAGTTTCCAATCCACATTTAAGTAATGGATAAGCACTGCTTAAAGGACTGAAACCTAATAAGGTTTCATCTCCGAGTTTACCTTCTTTTTTAACATTCTTCGCATTAAAAAAGAAAGTGACACATTCATTTGTAGCATCTAACTCTTCAGTTACAGGTATTTCAGCATCTGCAGATGCATTATACTCTGTTTTAACTTTATCGTTTTCATCAATAACTCTCCCTAAACATTTTTCCATGTCAAGGATGGTTATTTTGACGACAATTCCTAATTTGCCTGGGCTTCTGCCTTTATAAGGTTTTCCTACTTTTTCCACACCTGCAGGAACTCCTTCTTCTTTGTACCAGTTTCTAATACTTGACAAGAATAATTTACTTGTTATTTTATCAGGAGTAAATGATTTATTTTCATCTCCTCCAGTGAATTCCACCATTTTTTCCGCTCCTTTTATACTATTTAATAAAAAAATAAGGTTTTAAAAAAAATCAAACTCTTTTAAAACCTCTTAAAACTGAGTAATAAAAACCCATATCTCATCAAAATTTACTACTTTTTTAATAATTTATATATAGAACACAAAATCAAGTTCATTATTGAAATTAACCAATATTTCAAACTTAATCCCATATTCCTCAAAAATCGCACTGCTAAAACAAGTAATCTTCTTCATACCAGTCTTAACAAGTACTTGTGTTCCCCTTTTATCTACTTTAACAGAAATAGGAGTCACACCGAATTTATCCTTGAAAAGCTCATCGAACTTTTCCCCAATCCACTTTACATTACCATGCATTGCTTCACAGTTCTCATCATACACCCTATTGAGTTCTTTACAATTTTCCCTGTAAATCTGCACTGTTTCCTTATTAAAAACAATATCCGTCATTCTACATCACCTGATGCAAAAGAAGATGGCTGTCGCTAACATAGAAACAGTTAACATAAAATAGATGACTCCAGAATAGTTTATTTTAAAATTGAAACTATCCTTTTGAGGATAAAGACCATGTTTGTCCACCCTCCAAAAATCCGCTAAAGCAGTTAAAAAACCACTCATACTTTTACACTCTCCTTTTTAGTCAGAGAATGTGCATTTAAATTAGCTTTAGCTTCCGCTAACAGTAATTTAAATAACTCTTTATCTTGCTCTGATATAACATACCCTGAAATAGGTGTTACAGAGCCTTGTTTTAAATAATACATTTCTTACGACCTTTCAATTCTAATATACACAAAAAAACAAGTTATATGAAAGCTTCCACACAATCATACAAATTTTTCCTATGTACACATACATATTTATCAAAACAAGTATATAAACTTTGCCCCAATAAATAATTATATATACTAAAAATGAAAAATTATAAATTGCACATGATTTTTCTGCTTTTTTTATACAAAAATATAAAGCGACCTTTCAAAAAAAAATTATTGTGCCATGAGCGACATAAGGATCACTGTTTCTTTTGCGAGTACTGCAACTCTTCCACAAACGCAGATTTGAAAACAAAAAAACATATCCTTAAACTCATGTACACTAAAACACCAACAAAACATTAAAAAACACCATACACATAATTTCCAATAAAAACCACACAATTAAAACAACACTTGCAAGTACAAGTATTAATTTAATCAACCATTCTTTTAATTAAAACACTTACTTCAAACACACCTTCCCACACAATGACAAAATATAAATACTAACAAAACACAAAAAAAGATAATATGTGCAGAGTACTGCACATGTGATTAATATACATGATTTAATCACGTCCTTTAAAAAAATTTTTGGTGAAGTAGCTTTTGTGAAAAATGTTTTATGTTTTTCTACATTTGTAATTTTACATTTTTCACCTACTTCGTTTTTTATTTTTCATAAATATAACCTTGTTATATTTTCACTTAAAAAAAATAAAAAAATGAATTTTTTATCCTTCTACAAACTCTTTTATCCTAATAATGTCTGCATCATCATCTAAAACATTAATCAAGTATTCCCCATCATTTTTAACACTTAAAAAATCCTTAATTTCAGAAGCAACACTATCAAAAGGAGTATCTTCCAACTCCCTAATTAACTGTTCCAATTCCCATTTCTCATAAAAATGAGTTTTACTGATTTTCAACTAAATCCCCTCCATTTACTTCAGGTTTGTAATACAATTCCACCAATCTAGAATTGACTTGATTTGAAATCAACATATAAGCCAAATTTCCTAAAAAGAAAGTCCACCAAACAGTTAAGACGAAAATAATAATATTCCAACCCCAACCTCCCCATGATGACTTCCTTAACTTACAATAATCCTCTTCCTCACGAGTAATTTTATAGCCTGACTGAACATACTCATCAATCAAGTTCTCATATTTTTCACGATCACTAATTTCACGAACTCTTTTTTTCATAATAATTTCCTCCTTATTTTTTCAGAAACAACCTTGTTAAAATTGTTTCAATAGTTTCACCTTCTGTAATAGCATATTCCTTAATAAAAGAAACTGCTTCAGGTGAAATAACCACGTTCCTCCTGAACTGACCTTTTTCAAAATCAGAAACAGGAAAAGCCTTGAGAAGGCGGATAATGCACTTCTCAAAACTTTCATTTTCACGTTTTTGGGAGCTGATATAATGATACAACTCCATATTCACTTTAATAGGCATATAACCCTCCTATTCATACTCCGCAGACAAATATTTTGCGGTTTCTTCGTTAAATTCATCGCTTTTATCAGCAATAACTTTCCAAAGGGCTTTATTTTTTATCCAACTCTCTTTAATGAATTCCATAACTTCCATTTTATCGAATTCATTTAATAACCTGTTTACTATAGCCAATTCTTTGTCATAAATGTAATAACAACTATCCAACCTATGACTATATCTTATCCGATTAACATATCCCATAGGTGCATCTTTTAAATTTTTAATTGCTGTTTCAAGAGGAATCCCATTCTCCTGAATAAAATTCCTAACATACAACACATCCATTCTACTGAATTCAGGAAATTCGGCAGAAATCTTCTCCCTAATTTCTTCTGACCTTCTTTGATAAGCTTCACCAAGCAAATCTAATTCTTTACCGGTTAACATATTTAATCACTCCTTTTTAATTTTTAAACCATCATGGATTTCCAATATTTCTCCGGAAGCCATGCCTTCAGTTAATTCAACTAAATCTAACTGTTTTGCTTCTTCAATGAACTCTGCAAAGAATTCATTGTACCCATCATCCTGAAAACTCCAACCAGATTGCTGAAGAACCTCTGTAGGTTCACCATTATCTCCAATCCATTTCAAATCCCCATCATCAATGACTTGAAATTGAATATAACATTCTGTATCATCTTCATTTTTAATCAAAGTATATAATTCATATTCACTCATATAATCACTCCTTAATAACAATTTTTCATCTTTCAAATATATATAATTTTCCAGAAATTCATGATCCAAAAATTTTCAGATTTTCAGAATTTTCAGAATTTTCAGATTTTCAGAAAATGGAATTTTCCAGTTTTTCAGAATTTCTAAATTTTCAGAAAACCGAAATTTCCAGAAAATGGAAATTACCTAATCATCATCAACTAAGTAATTTCCAGACCTCCTAAACCCATATAATGGATAATAGGACCTTACAAAGGACTTAAAATCCACACAATTGAATAAATCATGATGTTTGAATAAATACTCACAAACATCATCATATCCTTCAACATCCAACTCCTCATCATCAAACAAATCAAAGAAGACATCTAATACATTAAATACTTCCTCACTATCAATATCATCACCTAATACTGATTTGAGATGCATTTCAATATCCCATTCAGCAATCATATTGAACTGTTCGAAATCAAACACACAGCTTTCACCAGTCCCATCACAGAAGATGAAACAAGCTGCTTCTTTATCATTCTTAAGTTTTGCTGACAATTCATTATCAATGTCAACAAAATCAAAATTACACTCTTCATTTTCAAGACTGTAATCAAGAACATCAACCATCAATGATTCATAATTATTATGAACCCCTACGAAATCAAAACAATCAAACTCCTCAAGAACAGATGAAACACCCTCTTCAAGAGTTTTCTCATGATAACGACCAATTTTACAATCTTCTACATTCATGCACCAATCAACAGGCACATACTTTGATTCTTTCACATTATAAACAGTTTTAATAAACATCTCTAATCACATCCTTAATTAAATTTTGAGTTGTACACTCTACAACTCGTTAATACTACTTTGCACTTACTACTATATAAATGTTTTCCCCCACAAAAAAGTCTTTACTTTTAAGCACATACATTCTCTCAAAAAAAAAGTCTTTACTTTTCAACTTATATTTTTCAAAAAGTCTTTACTTTTGAACATATACTTTTTTAAAAGTCTTTACTTTTGAGCATATAGTCAAGCATACACAAATATAGCAGTAGCTATATACTGATGAAATCAATATTTCATGAAATGATGAAATCATGAAATCATGAAATGATGAAATCATGAAATCATGAAATGATGAAATCATGAAATCATGAAATGATGAAATCATGATAGCAGCACGTACAACATACAATATATAATATATTGTATGCTACAAATACAAAAAAATATTTGTATTGTACAATATTTATTTTTTCAATAGTATATAAAACTATAACCATAAAGTATATATACTACTAAGCATAAAGTAATAGTAGCTGCTATATAGCAGCTACAAAAATAAAGGACGTTTAATTATGTATATAACAAATTTTATTATTGAAAAAATAGGTGTTACTGGAGCCTATAAAGCACTATACTGTATAAATGATGATATAACAAACAATAATAAATTATCTATATATCAAGTCTTAAATTATTATGATTCATATATAAATGAATCATTAGACAATATAGATTATAACAGAGTCATAAATACTTTAATGACTCTTGAATATAATGAATCTAGTATTTTAGATTTAATTTTAAAGTTTATTGATAATGAAGAGGCTTTAAGATGATATACAAAAAAAGCAGGTTATAAAAGACCTGCTTATAAAGCATTTGAATATTACTTAAGAAATAAGGAGTATGTATCACTAGATCAACCCTTATTTATTATAAAAAGGAGTTATTAAAATGACTGCAAAAAACGAAATACTTAAAATAATATTCAATAAAGATACAGCCCCTAATAAAATATACCACTGCTAACACCCCTCCCTTAGTGTTAGCACTTTTTTTTAAACCACCATGTAATATATATTTGACACTGTCATAATAAAGGATCCACTTATGACAACAATAATATATTATATACAACAACAACCACCACCAACACCACCACCAACAGCAGCAGCAGTAACAAGCAGCAGGAAAAATATACTATATGCATGCATCAGATACAAGCCCCGCCCCCCCGTGTTATCATGCTTACTATATCATTTAATGAATAAATCAGTTAATTAAATATATTGTTGTATATACAACTGTTAGTTTAATTGGTCAAGTAGTACTGTTTAATTAAAGATAAGTTAAGTTAATGTATATGATACTGTTATATATAGATGTAGCGGTTACAATAAGGTATAGTTTAATTAAAAAGTGGATCAATAAA